CTGGCAGTTTATTAGTTATTATTTAATTATGAGCTTAGAACTTTCTGGAACAACTGGTGTTAAAGGTGTAGCTGGATCAGTTTCCGCACCAAGTATCGTTGGAGATGATACAAATACAGGGATAAGTTTTCCTTCTGCTGACACTATCAAATTTTCAACTGGTGGTGTTGAACGTATGCAGATCACTAATAGCGGTGTTACTGGAACTGGTATTGGTGCAGGAAAAATTCTTCAAGTTGTTCAAACTCATTATAGTAGCAGAGTTTCAGCTTCTATATCCTCTGGTGGTGAATGGGCTCCTTCACAGCTTAATACAGCGATAACACCTTCTGCCACAACTAGCAAAGTCCTCATAACCGCTAAAGTTGCTGTGGGTTGTGATATAGGCCAAAGAAATATCTATATGTCGTGTTACAGAGGTAGTACCCAAATAGCTCAAGGTGATGCTAGTGGTAATAATATAATTGTAATGAGTTCTTCTGCTTATATGCACTTTAACAATACAGTTGCAGATATAGTTTTTCAGTTTTTAGACACACCAAGCACCACAAGTGCAACTACTTATTCGTTTAGATTTTTACATAGCCAAACAGCTTCTATGAATCTTTATATAAACAGACCTGGCAGTGGTGTTGCTGATAGAGTACAAGATGCTTACACTTCATCAAATGTTACGTTACAGGAGGTTGGAGCATAATGACAGCAAAGATTAAACTAAACGCAGCATCAGGTGGTGGGTCTTTCAGCTTACAAGCACCCTCATCATCAAGTAATAACAGAGTTATAACTTTACCTGATGTTGCAGATGGAACGCTATTAACTACTCAAAGTAGTGGTTTAGGAAAAATTCTTCAAGTTGTTCATGTAACAAAAACTGATATAAGCAGTGTTAGCACTGGCAGTTCTAGTGCAAATTATGATGTTCCTGGATTAACAGCTACAATCACACCAAGTAGTTCAAGTAATAAAATATTAATAGATGCTTTATTAAGCATAAGTATCAATAATGGTTATCACATAACTGCAAGGATTTTAAGAGACAGTACATATATAGCATTTGGGGATGGTACTCAATCTTCTGTAATAGAAGGTTATGCTCACAGATATACAAGAGCAACAAATGGATCATACACGATAGATCAAATGACTTTATTTCATGAAGATTCGCCTAGTACAACATCGGCAATTACATATAAAATACAATTCAATACTCATACGGCTGGAACTGCTTATATTAATAGAACTAATCAGGGTGCTGATGCTGTTTATAATGGTACGGCAGTATCTTCAATAAGATTAATGGAGGTAGCAGCTTAGTGGCTATCTTCTATAATTAAGGAAAAACTATTATGGCCTTAGATCACGAAGCTATTTACAAAGCATACGCTGGTACAGTTGTCAGTATTGATGATGGCACTGGTGCATTTGATAAAGATGGAAAGTCTGTAACTTTAGACCAGACCAAGATAGACGCTGCACGAACCACACTAAATGCTGAAGCTGCTGCTGTTAAGTACAAAACCGATAGAACTATGAATGGTTCTACTATTTACGCTTCTTTTGGAGATCAACTTGATATGTTGTATGCAGATATGCTTGCAGGTAAACTAGATACAACTGGAACGTGGGCGACCCACATTAAAGCGGTTAAAGACGCTAACCCAAAACCTAGTTAATTATGTCAGAGATCAAGGTAAATTCGATAAAAGGGGTAGGAGCTAGTAGTGCTGCTATTACTGTCAACAACTCTGATGGAACGTGTACTGCCAATCTTACAAACAGAACTAATAAAAATTTAATAATTAACGGAGCTATGCTAGTGGCTCAACGTGGTACGTCAACTACATCTACTGGTTATCAAACTGTTGATAGATTTAAATTTGAAACTGGTGGAACTGATGAAGCTCCTACACAAGCTCAAGTTGATGTTGCAAGTGGAACTACACCATTTACAGCAGGATTTAGAAAGGCATTAAAAATAACAAATGGAAATCAAACAAGTGGTGCTGATGCTGGCGATAGAATAATTATAAATTATTTCATAGAAGCACAAGATATTGCTAATAGCGGTTGGAATTATACAGACCCTAATAGTTTTATAACTTTATCATTTTATGTAAAATCAAGTGTTGCTCAAACTTTTTACGTAAGATTAGAGTCAAAAGATGGCACTAGGTCTAGCTATCCTTTATCAACTGGTTCTTTGAGTGCTGATACTTGGACAAAAGTAACTCATTCTGTTCCTGGGCATGGTAGTTTACTACAATTTGACAATAATAATGCAGCAGGGTTACAAATAGAATTTACATTATATAGAGGAACAAATAATACAAGTAATAGTGTTACTCTCAATGCTTGGGGTGCTTATGTTAGTGCTGAAAGAATCCCTGATGTAACTACAACATGGTTTACAACAAATGATGCGACATTTGAAATTACAGGAGTTCAGTTAGAAGTAGGCAGCGTGGCAACAGATTTTGAGCATAGGTCATTCGCACAGGAGCTTGCTTTATGTCAGAGGTATTTTGAAAAATCTTATGATGTTGGCACTACATCGGGAACTGCTACATCTGCGGGATCATGTAATAATGGAGGATTAACTGGTGTGAATAATGCAAGCCATGCAACACGAGCATCAATTCGGTATAAAGTAACTAAAAGAGCTGTTCCTACAGTTACTACTTTCGATCTAAGTGGAAATTCAGGTAAATGTAATTTTCCTGATACCTCAAGTAATGTAACAATGACAGTTTTACAAGCTGGATTCAACGGTTGTGCCGTAGAGACAGCAGCAGTTACAAGCACAGATACAAGATGTTACTATCATTTTACGGCATCAGCAGAATTATGAGTTACCAAAAGTATCCTCTTTTTAATGGTGAAGAAATACCATTTATAAAAAGAAAAAGTGATAACGCTTCGATACCATTTGACGAAGCAAACACCGATTACCAAGAGTTTCTCCAGTGGAAAGCTGACGGAGGAGTTCCAGAAGAAGCTGATTAATTAACCTTTTCGTGCAACTGCCTTGTCATTATTCCCATAGTGACGTAGAGAGGGGATAGAGCTACAATAAGCAGTAATACAAGCACACTTGAAAAAGATAGTGCTTTCAAAATTGCAAATTTTATCATGTTTCAAAAAATTGCTAATATTCTTAGCATAGTTTCATTCATAATGGTAGCTTCCATGAGTGGTGGAGCGTACCTGGGCTACAAATATGTAACATCTGAAAACTTCAAGTCTCAAGTTATGAATGAGATTCTTGGAAATATACAGGGTGCTATGCCAAAAGTTTTAGATAACGTAGTACCTGATGTTACGGGTCCATCTATGCCTTTACCTAAAAAATGAACTGTTATTGGTGCGATACTGAATTAATTTGGGGTGGCGATCACGATACTGAAGATAATACGGAATATTCTGTAATAACTAATTTAACTTGTCCTAAATGTAGTTCTTATGTAGAGATACACAAAAGACGAGATGCCTACGATTGATATACCTCGTTTTAGTATAAACGAGATTAAAATACACGAGATACCAATATGGAAGTTTAATAATCCAGCAGTAAATTACATAAATAAACCTGTTGTAGATATTCCAGGTTGTGTAAGAGTTCATCGAAATAATTTAACCAGCCTTATTGACAACTCCAAAGATGAATATGGAACATATACAGAATGTGGTAATTTCAGTATTCCTAGTTTTGAACCTTTGGAGTATAACCCCAATGAATTTAAGTATACACAAGCCGAACCCACCAATCAGACAGAAGAGTTTGTACCGCCAACAGTAGAACCTCCAAAATACGAACCAAAGAAAAAAGAAGATGAGCCTCTTTTTGTTGAATGCCCTGGACCGAATGACCAAAGAGTAGGCCAATATGCTTCAGAGTTTAAACTGGAGCGTGTATCTGGACATAAAAGAAGCGAAGATGGTAGTAAATGTATAACGCTTTATGAAGACGTTAAATTCATCGAGCAATACATACCGAATCCTCCACAGCTTGTTAGTACTGCTGTTATTGCTAGCGTTGCTGCCACTACTCCATTACTGCTTAATATTGTCAAACCTTTAGTAAAAAATTTATTTAAAAAGCTGACAAAGAAGAAAGATAAGGTAGAATAATTATCCGTAGATAAGTGTAATACCCGTGACTTATCTACTGACCTATTTTTAGTTCGTGAGTGTGCGGTATAACTTGATTAGGTTTTGGAGCGATACGGACTCCTTCACATAATTTTGCGTACTCACTTTTTGGATCGAAATATATACCAGCCAGCATAAGTTCACCGCAGTTTTTCAGCCTAGCTATTTCATAATTAAGCATCTTTGCATTTAATTCTTGTTTTTGTAGTTTTATTTGAGTATTTGCAGCATCTAAACAAGAGTTTTGAAACCTGTTGTCTAGTGGAATATTAAATGTAAGTGCAACCCCAAAGTTAAGTCCTAAAGAATCCTTATTACCACTATAGTTTTCCTGATAGTACAGTATGTTTCCTGGATTATCTGGCACGTTATCATTGTTTGCATCTGTATTGTCGTAGACGGGCGTATGGTAAATGTAATCTTGTGGCCGTCTTTGGTTGAATGTTGTAGTAACAAAAGGACTTATACCCATCTGTGGGCCAGAACAGACTATTCCAGCACCATATTGATTCTCAACCATCGGACCACCTAAAACTTGGGTTGCAAAGTTAGACACTGAAGACGAGGATTGAGCTACAGGGGCAGCTGTATTGCTGGTATTGGCAAATACAGGATTACCTATAAGACTTATTGCGAGAAGATAGTTGTGGTATCTGTTACGCTTGTGCTTTCTATGGTGCGAGTTATATCGGTTACGGATTTCATTCCAGGTGCTTGATAAACTTCTGTAAATTGAAAAGCATCTCCCTGATTTGTTTGAGTCCAGTTTGGTCTTGAATCTAAATTTAATCCCTGCCATGTATGAGTAGTTCCGTTTATAGTTTCGCTAACAGTGGTAGCTGATGGAGATATAGAAGATCCGTCATGCTGTATTCCTGATCCTGTAACCGAATAGAGATACCCAGAATTATATTCTGTTGTTCGTATAGATTCTGTAATAATTGTGGAAGTTTCTGTTCGGCTGGTGGAACTACCCTGAGTAAAGTTGGGCACAATAGGTACAGCGTAGCAAGGAGCAGATATAACAAAACCAAGAAGAAGTAGCCTCCTCATTCGATAGTAAGATCAACGACAAACTGACCCGTAATAACGATACCTGTTCCAGTTCCAGGTGTCATTGTAATATTATGATTATCTATTGCTACTGTTGATGTTCCTACACTTCCAGCACTTGTAGATGTAATATCACTAAAGTTAGGAACTGTACCAACTGTTATTGAACTTCCAGGTGTAGCATCTCCTTCTGTATATGATTGAGTAAAACTGAACGCTTCACCACTTGTTGCTTGTGTTGCAGAAGGGAAAGTAACTGATGGAACACCCGAAGTCGTAGATCCGAAACCACCTAATGTAGATGCTGAGTTTGAATCAACAGTTGTTATATTATTACCTGAGATGCTGTAGCTAGACCCGATTTTATCTGCTGTACTCGCAGCCGATAAAGATTCAAATTTTACGCTAGACGAGATACTGTGGTTCATATCCGCATAAGCTGGTGCGGACATAATGAATAAAAATGGTATTAGTTTTTTCATTTAATTCCAGCTTTGTTGTCTTTATTAGATACTACATTAAATGGCCTCTTTTTGCCATTTGCGTTGTTTTTCACCTGTAATCCCATATTAGACATCACTGCCGACAATAATCCAGCAGCGAAAGTCGTATCAATTTGTTTGTTTGAATTTCCAAAATACGCAAAAGAAATTACTGATAAACTCCAAAAAAGTATAATCATCTGAACAAAATTTGATATAAGAGAAGGACCCTCTTTTTCTTCTTTATCTTCTATTTGTGGGTCGGTTTTCGGGTCTTGAGTTGCCATAATCTTAGTGATATACTATAAATATAAGGATTGAGGCCAAGTTTGGCAAATAGCGGTAGAGTAGAAATAGACACTACATACAAATGGTAAAAATTCTAAAACCTATTCTTCTTGTATTCATAAAATCAAAAGCAATGAAGAGATTGATCGTGGATCTGTTGAAGGCAATAGCCAAACAGACGGACAACAGTATAGACGATCAGGCAGTCGCTTTTATTGAGTCCAGAATGTTCCCAGGATCTACAACAAATCTTCAATGATATGAAGAATGATAGCTTCATAAGATTTATTTCAACTCCCCTTCCAATAGAAACACAATTAGCCGTTGAAATGAGGTGTAGAGAAGTTATGGGTTGTAATGATATAGATAAGTTAAAGGCTTTTTGCATAGACATGATGAAGAACCATGCAAGAAGCGAACTTGTACTGTCTAACGCAATGATGCGTATGCTGGAACTCGAAGCAAAATTAGCTGTATTACAGACACCACCAATTAAAAACAAATTATTCTACAAATTTCGTTTATTTATAGAAAAAATAAAACTTGCTAGACAGATAAGACAACACTTAAAAGATCACTCACGGGAAGCATAACGAGCCTGTATGTCAGGCACTATCATTTCTGGATACTGGATCGTAAACCATTTGTGTCCGCACTCGTAACAAAGCCTTCTGCGAACAGTTATAAATTTTGAATTTCTTTCAGATCGGATAACCTTCTGATCGCTGTACATCTTACAGCCTGGGCACTCGACCCATGTTATTCTTTTCATTTTTACTTGTTATAAATTGTTTTTAAATAATTAGTTTCAATCGCATTTCTTTCTTCTACATATTTTTTGTTTGACATATTTTCAAACAAATATCTATCAGACAAATTAGCAAGTGCTTGAAAATAGTCTTTAGTAGCTCTTCTTTGTTTTTGTGTCATTGGCATAGTATTAAACCTTAGTTTTTAAATCTTCAAAGATGTCTCTCATTTCATGGGCATCTTCCTGTAGTTTTTCTATTTGATCTTTAGCCTCTTCGATCATACGATCCAGTTTTTGATTTTCGTAACTTTGCTCGTAGTAAGGCTCTAAGTATTCATCAATAGCGGTTCTAACCAAGGCAGATATAGATTTACCAGGGCCACTAAGATTCTCTAATGCCTTATGTTGATGAGGACTCAGTTGAACTGTGGTTCGGATAAGTTTTTCTTTTTTAGCGGTCATTTTTTGTAGTGTAATATAATAGACTGAGGACTTACAGATCAGGTTAGCTTATTTAGTAGTCTATGATTCGGGGAAGTCATTAAAACCCCTTTGACCCCTACTAAATCTTCGATGAGAACTTGTAATATCATTTGTAAAATTGTGACACGGAGTATGAGGGTCATGGCTCCCAAGATTACAAAAAAGCAGCGTAACCACCTGGGAGATATTACAGGTGGATCTTGCCTCAGACATTAGCAAGCATATTGTCGATGATCTGCAATGGCTTGAATACGATCTTCCTGCCATTCTTCGTCAGTAGGTTCTCTGTAATCCCCTAAATGACAACCATCGGTTTCAAGAAAATCATGGTAAGACATTTTATCTGCCTCTTCTTCGGGAATCTTTATACCGATTAAACCTTTAGTGTCTTTGTCCTCTGGTTTATAATCTTTATGATCGTAATACCAGGAAACTCTTTTAACTTCTTCTGGATAATCGTCAGTTCCGTCATAAATAGTAGGCATCATTCTATCAAGAGCGTCATCGTAAGAATCTGCTTCTATTTCAAATACTTCATACAAAATTGTCTCAGTGGCAATCTTGTAAAGTTTTTTGGGTTCTTCTTTAGTGGTCATAATAAATTTGAACTTCCTTAGAAGTATAGCAACAAAGTGCCACCACTATGTCATCTGTTACGAAACTTTAACTTTTAGAGTTAGCTTTTCTTCCATCTATTCTTCTTTGTACTGACTCTCTCCACAACAACTCATCTTTTGCTTCTGCTATTTTATACTCTGCACTAGAGAACTCACGCTCTAACTGGTTGTATGCAGCCTCTCTAACCCAGGCAGTACCTTTTATTCCGTTCTTTTCTGCTGCCTTCTCTATAAGCTTTGATCTATGTGGATCTATAAGAACTTGATAATAATTTTTGTTGCCGTGTTTCAGTGCCATTAAATAAATCTCTCTTGTACTACTTTACCACCAAAAAGGCAAATCGGCTTTATAAAACTAAGATTTTTTCTTAAATTCTTTTGCATAAGCAGCAGCCATTACTTCATGGAGCGTCTTATAGTAAGACACCCCACTGTTATTGTGATAACACCAGCCTTTTGTAGTATTTAAGATTCTAACCATTACGTTTTGTCCATTCTGAAATAAGTTTTCTTAATTCTTCTATACGCTTTTGAGCAGCTTCGATTCGTTGTTCTTTGGTCAATGTGTTTCCTCCCAAGTGTTTCC